TGTGGAGCTGCGCTTGCGCGGCTCTCCCTCTTCTTTTGTTACTGGTGTTGGTGTTGGTGTTGGTGTTGGTGTTGGTGTTGGTGTTGGTGTTGGTGTTGGTGGCATTGCTTCGGCATCTGTTTTTTGTGCCGTGGCATCTTTTTCTGATGCCGTGGCATTGCCGTGTCCCTCTTTTGGCTTCTGCCAACGCTTGTTTGCTTTTTCACGCTGCTTCTGCTGCTTGTCGCGCATGGCATGAATTTCGTTCTCCGCCCGTTGGTTTACCCAGCCACAGTCAGTGCAAACGAAGAACTCCTGAAGCACGACACGAACAGCCTCACGCTGCCCATCTGTCCCTGCCAAAACAAGGCGACAGCATGCGCGAATGTCGGTCGGCAATGGCTTTTCGGTTGTGTAATAGGTATCGAGCAAACGGCGATATGCCGCATCCTCTTCCCAGCTCAAATGTCTGGTGGCGCTCAGATAGTCGCCAATGTGAAACGGGTAGTAATTCACCTGTGTTGTTCCTTTCACTGTTCCAAAAAAGACTGGCGGCAGGCGGTGGAACAATCCGCTTTTCAGGTGGGTAGCTACTCCCACTCCTAGCCGTGTCTGTGGTGATTTTACAGCAGATCAGCCGTCAGTATGACGACATCTACGCTCACGCCAGGGAACTGGTTTTCCAGTGGGCCCATCCATTGGCACTTCCAGCCGTCGCCAAGATTTAGCCGCTTTGATGCGCCGCTGGGCAGGATCGCAACCAGACGGCCACCAGTCGCAACCAGCTTCGCAGCGGCCTCAACGTGGGCCAGCCAGCGGCCCTGATCGAATGGTGGATTCATCACAACGCGGTCGAATTTCTCGGCTGCGCCCCAGTTCGCGGCCCACGCCAGAAAATCGACATGCAGCGCCCGGTGCTTCTTGGCCGTAAGCACCCGGAAATTCAGCTGCGCGGCCTCCACGCACAGGCACCCCGGCATCAGGTCGGCCAGCCCACCCTGGCCAGCACTGGGCTCCAGAGTGGACATGCCGGGCTTGATGTCGGCCATCTCCACCACGCGGGCGGCCAGCTCGGGCGGGGTGGGGTAGAACTGGTGGCTCACTTGGTCAGGGATGCAGCCGCTGGTGCAGATTTCGTCGATTACGGGCATTGGTGGGTACTCAAAATGCCAGAAGCTGTCCTCGCCCACCGCACCCCCGATGGACTCCAGGATGCGGGCGGCTTCTTTGGCTGCGGCTTTGTTCTTGGTGTGGGGGAAACGGATCGCGTTTTTAACTTCGCGGTATGTTCGGTTGTCCATCTGGACGCTGGCCTGCTTCACCCCAGCCAGAACCGCCAGAACGGCAAACGGAAGCGGGCGATTCATCAGTGGTACGTGCTTCACACGGCGAGGTGGGCGCTGGCGAAACTGCGCAGGGATTGCCAGCGGGTACAGGTGGGCGAGAATCTGATTCAGCCGCCACGCCATGTCTGGGTGGACTTCGAGGTGTGCGGTGCCCTTCATGTACAGGCGGATGCGCAGAGCCCCACCGTCCACGGTCACCCACTGGCCCCAGCGGCCTTTCAGCGTGTCGATCAGGTGGCCGGAGGCCGTGTACTTGGGTTCGTCGCGGCCCATGAATTTGGCGATGACGGCCCGCAGGTCGTTGATTAGGCCGGTGCGGCTGGAATCGGAGTAGCCCCAGCCTGAAAGCACGTTCGCGATGATCATGCGCTTGCCAAACGCCTCGGGCGCGTTGGTCACATGCTCGCCGCTTAGCCCGCGAAAGATGCCATCCACGCGCTCTGCCAGGAACTGGCTGCGCATGGCCAGCAGGCCACCGATGGTGTCGCGCACCGTGGTGTCTGTGAAGTCGGGCAGCGGGTGGATGATCCAGTCCGTGGCGTACTTGTCGCGCTTCTGCCCCAGCGGGTTCTTCAGCTGCTGGTGCCACTCATCGCGGCGCTTCTGGGGCATGGTGTCCAGCACGTCGGTGAACGACAATGCCTTGCTCCAGAAGGCTGAATTCAGCGCGCCGATGGCACCGCGCGGGTCGAACAGCTGCGCAGCCGTCCGCTCCATCGTGTACCGGCCACGTTCCTCGCTGCTGTTGCCATCAAGGAAGTAGTGCAGCAGCGCCTGGGTTTCCGGCACGGCCATGATGTCGGCCAGGGCATCAATTCCTGCCCGCTTCGCGTTGTAGTCCGCCACCAGAGTAGCCAGCAGGTCGGTGGATACCGGCGCAAAGAATTCTTGCTCCGGCACCAGATCGAATTCGGCGTTCAATCCGCCGCCCCATAAATGCGCTTAATTTCGTCCTGCTGCTTCAGCGGCGGCACCTTGCCCCACTGACTTACTGCGCCTGATGTGATACGCAGCGCCAGCGCCAGGCGTGATGCGTTGCCAGCAAGCCGGATAGCCTGCTTCGTTGTGATTGGCTTGTGTGGCTTGATGCGCACGGCTTTTGTTTGAGTGGACATGGTTCCTTTCGTGTTGTCGGTGGCTGGATTGTACAACTGAAAAATATCTTAAAAAAATCTAAACACCGATTGTTTTTTTGATGTTATGATTCAGCCCATGCCGCAAACAAACGCGGAGCAGCACCGGATCGACGGTGCGACGAGGGGATCAGTGTTGCGGGCCACTTGAAAAACCGAACCAACGTAGGTGCTGGGTGAACCAGCGTGCAGGCGGATGCGTCTCGGGGATTTTCGGTAACCAGGCCAGAAAACGATGAGCAACGATAAACAGGCCGCCCAAGGTTTCAAAACCCTTGAGGCACATAAAAACGCGCTGGGTGCTGTACCCAGCGAGAGCTAAAAACACAGTCGCCACACGGGGGCGGGCAAAATTTCCGGCCACTCGCAAGGGTGGCAAAACCAAAGCGCATTCGCTGAGTGCGTTTCGGTTTTCAACAAGGAGGTCTTATGGACTTGATCGGCAAAGTCTGCATGGTGCGCACATATTCAGCAGGGGTTTTTCTGGGCGAAGTCGCCAGCAAAGACGGCAAAGAAGTGCATCTGAAAAATGCGCGACGAATGTGGTACTGGGATGGCGCAGCCAGCCTTTCTCAGCTTGCGACTGAAGGAACTTCCGCGCCGAAAAATTGCAAGTTCCCTGCCCCGGTGCCCGATGTTCTGCTGACGGAAGCCATCGAAATCATCCCAGCCAGCGAGGCAGCAATCGCGTCAATCGCTGCTGTTACGGTATGGAAGAAGTAATCACCGGCTCCGGCTACGGCTCCGGCGACGGCGACGGCGACGGCTCCGGCGACGGATCCGGCTACGGCTCCGGCGACGGATCCGGCGCCTGCTACGGCTACGGATCCGTCGCCGGCGACGGCTACGGCTACGGCTCCGGCTCCGGCTACGGCTCCGGCTCCGGCGACGGCTCCGGCTCCGGCGACGGCGACGGCTAATCAGCTAACATGGCCCTGGCGACAAGCTGGGGGCCATCAAGTCAGCGGCGGCGAAAGCTGTAAGAAAAAGTCGGTAGTCACCCCGGCCCGCTGACTTGATGGCGCTGCCGTCCTAGCCACGTCAGCAAAACAACCCACTTAAACAATGGGCGCGTGAGAACAAGGTGCAACAAAACCGCTGCTTTATGCGGGGCCATCAAAGGCTGGGGCATCCCGGCTGGTGCAGGTGTAAGCCCTGACAAGCATCCCGGCTGAAAGCGCCGGATGCCGGTGCAAGCCCGGCCAGGCCACTCGCAAGGGTGGCAAAACCAAAGCGCATTCGCTGAGTGCGTTTCGGTTTTCAACAAGGAGAAATCATGAAGTTTCAAGCAATTTTGTCTTTGGATGCAGCCCTGGCCGCTGTGCAAGCTGACGGAGACGCGCTGAAATACGTCAAAGACCAGACCGAGGCCGTGGCCCTGGCCGCTGTGTCACGCAACGGAGACGCGCTGAAATACGTTCTTTGCAAAGATTTATTTTTGAAAATTGCCGCGAAGTTGAGTATCAAAGTTGAAATTTGATCGCGGGTTGTAAGTTTCTAGCCCTTGGAAACAGGGGCAAAACCAAAGCATCGCGTGCGGTGTTTCGGTTTTCAACGGGGAACAGCCGACACCCCATCATGTCGGCGAGGAGCTATTTATGAGCATCACAAGCATCGAATCCAGCCTGTCCGAATATGACTTCATTGCAGTCATTGACGCATCAGGTTCCATGACCACGCCTGACATGAGCGGTGGCCGCACACGCTGGGCCGCAATGCAAGAAACGGCAGAGCAGTTTGTCCGCGACATCAGCGCGATTGATGCTGACGGCATCGGCCTGGTGGTTTTCAGCGGTTCAGGCGTGGACAGCTTTGACAATGTTGGCGTGGCCAAGGTCACGGAAGTGTTCCAGAACCGCAACCCGCGCAGCTCCACGCCGTTGGATGAAGCACTGACTGCCGCGCTGAAGCTGGCCGGGAAGTCTGACAAAAAGGACTTCATCATCGTCTTCACAGATGGCGTTCCGGACGGCGAAGCGGCAGCAGCCAAGGTCATCCGTGACGCTGCCAACAAACAGGAAACAGACGACTCTCTGACCATCCTGTTTGTACAGATTGGCTACGATTCAGCCGCCACGGCGTACCTGAAAAAGCTGGACGATCAACTGACGGGCTGCAAGTTCGACATCGTTGATGTGAAAACAATGGCTGAAGCCGAAAAGTTCAACACCACCGTTGAGCTGATTGCGGCGGCAATCAACGACTGATCATGGTTGATCTGATCCTTGCATCAGCAATAGCCGGTGCAGCATACGGTGGCTTCAAGTTGGGCGCAAAGTACATCACATTTCGCGCAATGCTTGAAGCGATGACGCAAAAGAAGCAGTAATCACACGGCCCCGGCGAGAGCTGGGGGCCATCAATCAACTTCACTCACTGAAAGCTGCCTACCCAAGACCCGGTAGCTATGTGCCACCTTGCGCAGGGTGGATGAAATTGGGATCGAGTGAAGTTGATTGATGGCGGCATAGCGCATCGAAGGCACGTATCAACGATTGGTTGCTTAACCGTCACGGTTGCACCAGCATCCCATAAAAACGGGTGTAGTTGGTAGGTTGAGCCGGTAAGTGTGCTCCCTGCCGCCATCTTCAAACCTCCCTCCCGGCACCGCGCCGGGTTCACACCCGCCAGGCGCACAGCTTGAGCGGGTTTTTTTACACCACAACCAGCCAGCACGCCGCTGGCTTTTTTCATGGAGCCAAGCATGGGCATGTACAAGCCGTGGCGCAGCCCGCCACCACCTGCTGCTGACGAATTCGACTGCGTTTTTTGCGAAGCAGGCGAAACCGAGACATTCAACGTCCGGGTTGAGATCATCCCGCCAGATTCAGACGACTGCCAGACTTACCCCGGCTACGCCAAGTTGTGCGGCATCTGGTGCGGTGACGGCTGGTTGACAAACTTCAGTCACTTGCTGCCAGCCTTTGTGGAGCGGATCGAAATTCACGCATACAAGGTGTTCACCGGCCAAATCAAGATGGCCGCCGACGAATACCGCATTGCCAAGTTTGAGGAGTGCGCGGCATGAGCGATGCAAAACACACGCCTGCACCGTGGTTGATCGCAGATGAGTCTTTTGTATATGCCCTCAATGACAGTGGATACAACAGGTTTTGGGCGCATGTAACGGGCGGCAATTTGCGTAGGGCTGAATCAACATCGAGAGCCGAGGTTGAAGCAAACGCCAGACTGATAGCCGCCGCGCCTGATTTGCTTGATGCGCTGCAAGGAATTATTGGGTACTTTGATAGTGGAAACAATGTGCCCGTATCCCAAGCAACGATCAAAGCGAGATCGGATGAAGTCAAATCCGCCCGCGCAGCCATAGCCAAAGCAACCGGAGGTTCAGCATGAACAACGCACTCAAATGGCTGGCAGCAGTGCTGGCAACGGCCATCTTTCTGTCACTGACCGCCTGGGCGGCAATCACGGCAATCGAAGCCGACGACAAGGCTCGCGCCCAGCACATCGCCGAAAAGCGAGAACAGCAGCGCAAGCGCGATGCTGAAAAGCACCACGCGACAAAGCTGGACAAGGTTGCAAACATGGTCTGCCAGGAATCGCACGGGCCTGATGCGGCCCACTGGTTTGACGAGTCAGGTGTTCTGGTTTGCGCCGCCACCCGCGCCGCGATGGACACGGCCAAGGATGCTGTACGGGTTGCGCAGGGGGCTACACGATGAGCGAAGCAAAACACACACCGGGGCCGCTGACTGTCAGCGTAAATGACAAGTGGCCATTCAAGATCGTGACGAAAAATGCGGACGGTGAAGTCGTTTTTCAAACTGATCTTCCAATTTACTCCACATCCCACAATTGCGCCGCCGATGCCATTTCCGGTGTCGGACTACCTGCCGAATGGAACGCGGCAGAGATGAATGCTCGCGCAATCGCTGATGAGGTCGTGCGGGCCGCCGCGCCTGATTTGCTTGATGCGCTGGAATTTGTTATGAATAGATTGGTTGATAAACACGAAGATGACATTGCAGCTCAGAAAGCCCGCGCAGCCATCGCCAAAGCAACCGGGGGCACGCCATGAGCTGCGACGACTACTGCTGCAACCACGGATGCAATCAAGGGCGAAACTGCCCTGCACGCAAGACACCGGCCACACAGCTGGCCATCGACGAACAGGCCAAGACTGACCGTCAGGGCGACAACCTGGTCAATGAAGACAGCTCATGGAATCTGATTGATCTGGTCTTCATCGTCGGTGCCGTTGCCATCATCGGTTTGGTGCTGGCTCCGTATGCCGCTGGCTATCTCTCACACACGAAATAGGGTGAGCCATCCGAGCCAGCCACCAGCAGCCTGGGCCGGTAACCAGCGTGAATGGGCCAAGGAACGCGATTGCATCGCGCACCAGCTTGGAAGTCGGGGCCACTCGGGGAACTTGACCGACGAATTCACGAACGGGCTGCACCAATTTTTCAACTTCAAGGAGCGCCAATGCTCAACAAAGAAGACGCCGAATTCCTGTCTAGTTGTTTTTTCAACTCATACATGGCAGACGGAATGAATGAGAGTGAAGTGCGCAGAGCTTGCGCGATTCTCAGCATCACATACCCACCACAGCAACACAAAGGAGCCACAAATGAGCACAGCGACACTGATACTTGGAAACTCGGGGACTGGAAAATCAACCAGCTTGCGCAACCTCGACCCAGCCAAAACACTGTTAATCCAGTGCATTAAAAAGCCGCTGCCCTTCCGCGCCAAGGGCTGGAAAACACGGCACAGCCTGAAAGATGAAGGCAATGTCATCCAGACAGATGACCCGGCGCTGATTGAAAACATAATGCGCCGCTCGCCACATGAAATTGTCGTCGTTGACGATTACCAGGCTGTCATGGTCAACGAGCTAATGAGCCGAAGCAGCGAGAAGGGTTACGAAAAGTTCACCGACATTGGCCGCAATGCTTGGAACATCTTTACAGCGGCTGGTGCTTTGGCAGAGAACCGCCGTGTGTACATCATGGCCCACACCCAAACCGATGAATTTGGCAGCGTGCGCATGAAGACTGTCGGAAAGATGGTTGATCAGATGCTGGTTCCAGAAGGCTATTTCACCATTGTTCTGCGCACCGATGTTATCAACGGCCAATACCTTTTCCGCACACAAACAAATGGGCAGGATTGCTGCAAGTCTCCAATTGACATGTTCGCGGAGCAGCACATACCAAATGATCTGGCAGAAGTCGATGCCGTCATTTCAGAGTTTTACCAAGTCACCACAGATTAACCACAACCCGAAAGGAAAAACACCATGTACGAACTCAACACAGACAGCGCACGCAAAGCAGACAGCGGCGGATCAATGATCAACGAGCTGGGCAAGTATGTCGGCACATTCACGCAAGCAGAAGACGTGACAGCGAAATCTGGAACAAAGGGTGTGAGCCTGACGTTTGAGAGCAATGCAGGACAGAAGGCCCGCCTGAGCCTGTACACCAAGAAATCAGACGGCACCACCATCATGGGCTTCGACACGCTCATGGCCATCATGACATGCCTTATGTTGCGCAAAATCAAGCCCACACAGGGCGTTGTGAAAAGCTGGGACAACGACCAGCGGAAGGAAGTCGAAAAGCACGCCACTGTGTTTCCAGACCTGTGCGGCAAGCCTATCGGCCTGCTGCTGGAGACTGAGGACTATCTGAAGCAAGACGGGACGCAGGCGCAGCACCCCCGCATCATCATCAAGAGCGTGTTTCAGGCAGAAACCGAGCTGACAGCAAGCGAGATTCTTGACCGGAAAACAACCCCGGTGAGCCTGCCAAGAATGGTTGAAGGATTGCGCCATCGTCCACTGAAAGACGCTCCGAAGACGCGCCATCAAACAACCAGCGATCATGGATTCGACAATGCGTCCAGACCATCAAGCGGGTTTGACGATATGCCGGACGACATCCCATTCATTTCATGCGATTGGGCGCTTGAAGTCGAAACAAGCAAAGCAAAACGCATGCGCCGCTACGACTTCTGACCAGCCAGCACCCCACCAACAGCCCGCCAGCCAGCGGGCTTTTTCATGCCCGGAGCAAATCATGGAACTCACAACACTCCCGCCAGAAGCCCGTGCTGCCATTGCAATGGAAAGCACAGCCACCGAGCAATACCTGACCGGGCTGGCAACAGCACACACCGGTATTACCGAAGCCAAAGACAAAGCAGGCCGCGACCAAGCCCACCGCGCTGCAATGCAGCTCATGCAGGCCCGTCTGGCAGTTGAAAAGACTGCTGACGATGCGAAAGCAGATGCCAAGCGGTTCGTGGCAGGCATCAACTCAGAGTGCGCCCGCCTTGTCGCCATTGTCAAACCAGAAGAAGTGCGCTTGAAGGGTGTGCGCGATGAATGGGACAGCGAACAGGCCCGCATTAAAGAAGCTGAAGCCGAAGCAAAGCGGAAACGCATCGAAGCACTCAACCAGCGCATTGCAGCCATCCGCGACATTGGCAACCGGGCCATGCGCTGCGCCACCAGCGAACAGGCTATTGCCATTGCCAGCGAGTTGGATGCGGTTGATTTTGACGGCATGGATGAATTTGAAGCCGATGCGCAATATGCCCACGGCGAGGCCACGGAAACGTGCTCCGCAGTGATTGAGCGGCTTCAATCAGCAGAGCAAACAGCCCGCGATCTGGAACAGCATCGCCGTGAACTGGCGGCGGCAAAGGCTGAAGCAGATGCTGCTCTGGCAGAGCTGGCCCGCATCCGCGCAGAAGAACGGGCCAAAGCTGAACGGGAGGCCCGTGAGCAGGTTGAAGCCGAGCGACGGGCCGAAGCGGCACGCCAGCAGGCAGAAGCCGAACGCGAGCGTGAAGCAGCCAGCTCCCAGGCAGCAGAGGCTGAATACGCAATCATGCTGGCCGAGCAGAAGCGTGCAGCAGAACGGGTGATTGAAACGCCTGTGACAGTGGCCCAGGCAGCACTTGAAGCCGCCAACACACCAACCAGCACACCGGCACCAGGTGGCACGCTGCGCCTGGGCGAGATCAACGCCCTGCTGACCCCAATCAGCTTGAGCGCCGATGGGCTGGCCCAGCTCGGGTTCAAACCTGTAGCAACAGAAAAGGCCGCGAAGTTGTACGCACGGGCCGATCTGCCGCTGATCCTGTCAGCACTGGTGAAGCACATCAAGGGTGTGGGGGTTGCGCTTTCTCAGGCAGCTTGAAAGGAAACCATGTTCCCAACCATGCAACCGGCCCGGCCTGAGCTGGCCAACTACGAAGACCCACCAAGCATGCAAAGCGGCGTACGGGTAAAGCACCGGGCACCCGTCAGCATGTCTGTCCACGCCGGGCGGCCCGCCAGCACCGGCAGCGACTTGAAGCCCACCGCCAACCCGGACAGCCCTATCAACAATGCGCGGTTTTGCCGTCGCACAGGAGCACCAGAAATGATGACCAACCCAAACACATACAAAACCCCGCACCAAACCGCGAAAGAGCAAGCCGAGGCAAAAAATGCCGATGTGCTGCGCGTGCTGGCCGCCAACAAAAACGCACTGACACCGACTGAAATTGCATGGGCCGTAGAAAACAGCCCCGGCGGGGAAAGCTGGAGCATCCAGCGCATACCCGGCAACAAGCCGATGGCGAACACATCGCTGGTCGGCGCTGTGCTGCGCCGGATCAAAGCCGTGAAGGTCGGGCGTGGGCTTTGGCTCAAGCCTGGGGCCAAGGTCAAAAGCTGGCAAAAATGCCAGACCTAACACACCTAAAGCCCGGCGACAAGATCGCGTTCCGTAGCAGAGCCAACAGCTTGAGAGGCCACATCCCGCTTGTTAGCCACGAGCTTTTCACAATCACCAAAACCACTCCAACCCAGATTGCAGCCAAAAACGAACACGGCCACGAAGCCCGCGTTCGTCGCTCAGACGGTGCGCTGATTGGAGGCCGCTACAGCGGAGCGATAGAGGCAACGCCTGATCTGATTGCCGAGCACGAAGAGCAAGTCTCAATGCGCACCCGCTGGAATGAGGCCCAGAAAGCGACAGACAGCCTGATCGGCAAAGAACTGCACCAGCTGAAACTGACAACCGATCAGCTCGAACGACTGGCAATTGCTTGGGCTGAAATACAGGCCATGTCTTAAAACAGAACAACCCAGCCCGCACCAGCGGGCTTTTTTACGCATGACAAAAATACAAGCAACACCAGAGCGTTTGCGCGCCACTCAAGCTGAAAAAGAGTACGCCGAATTTTTGGCGAAATTTGAAGCGAAGAAAACGACCGACGATTGCTTCACTCCGCCCGAAGTTTTTGCAGCAGTGCATGAATGGGCTGCCACTGAATACGAGCTGCAAGACCGGCGCATCGTGCGGCCATTCCACCCTGGCGGCGATTTTGTGGCGTTTGATTACCAGCCAGGCGATGTGGTGCTAGACAACCCGCCGTTTTCCATCATCAGCAAAATCAGGGGGTTTTACGATGCGCGCGGCATTGATTATTTTTTGTTTGCACCATCGTTGACGCTGTTCAGCACCAAAGCGCCCACCATGCTGGTGGTTGGCGAAACCATTGAATACGCCAATGGCGCCAAGGTGGCCACGTCGTTTATCACGTCACTAGAGCCACAAACTCGCGTGCGAACTGCACCCACACTGGCGCGAGCACTCGAGGCCCAACGCCCCGTAAAAGAAGCGCTGCCGAAGTATGTTTACCCGGCAAATGTGCGCAATGCCGCGCTATTGCAGCGCATCAGCAGCGTCGATTTTCGTATTCCTGCCAATGAGTGCGAGTTCATTTCTGAGCTGGATTCGCAGGCCGCAAATGGAAAAGTTATTTTTGGCTGCGGCATCATCATGAGCAATGCCAAGGCCGCAGAACTCAAGGCCGCAGAACTCAAGGCCGCAGTGGAATCCACCGAATGGCGATTGTCGCCTCGTGAGTTGCAGATTATTGAGCGGCTCAACAAAGGCACGGCGCATACAGAATCGCCAACCACCGCCCCGCTTTTTGCATAACCCAGCCCGCACCAGCGGGCTTTTTTACGCCTTCAGGAATCATCATGCTCAAGAACATCACCGCATACAAGCTCACCAGCGCCCTTCCCGACTTCCTGACAATGGAAAAAGCGCTGCAATGCGTGCCATTCGTGCCCACCACTGGTCAGCAAAACAAGTCAGCAGGCTGGGTGCCACCCCGCGCCGACGGTGGGATTTTTGTCGAGTCGGTGAACGGCCACTGGATGCTGCGCTTCATGGCCGAAACCAGGCGGGTGCCCGCCAGCGTGGTGAAGCGCCGGGTGGACGAACTGGCATCCGCCATCGAAACCACCACGGGCCGCAAGCCGGGCAAGAAAGAGCGGCGCGACCTGAAAGAGCAGGCCGTGGCCGAGCTGCTGCCAAACGCATATCCCCGCCAGCGGGCCACCTGGGTGTGGATCGACCGCGAAAAGCGCCGACTGATCATCGACAGCACAAGCGCCGGGGTTGTGGACGACATCATCACCGCGCTGGTCAAGCTGGTGGATGGCTTTGTCGCGGAGCCACAGAAAACCGTTATGCACCCATCTGCTGCAATGGCTTGCTGGCTGGAAGATCAATGTGCGCCCGGTGACTTTGAGATTGGCAAGGCGTGCGAGCTGAAGTCGATTGACGAAACGAAGGCGGTTGTGCGATACAAAAACCACTCGCTCTTGATCCATGAAGTTGAGGCCCACATCGCAACCGGGAAGTTTCCAACAAGCCTCGATCTGGAATGGGATGGCCGTGTCAGCTTCACGCTGACCGATGACCTCAAGCTGAAGAAGATCACGTTTTCCGACGGCGTGCTGGAGCAATCCAAAGCCCAGGGCCAGCGTGCAGATGACTTTCACGGCAACGTTGTCATGGCCACGAGTGAAATCGGGCAGATGCGGGATGAGCTGATAGCAGAACTTGAT